TTGAGGCCGTTACGGTCCTGATACTTGACGGGATCCACGGGCCGCTTTGCTGGCATCACAAACCCGTTACCGGTCCAGAGACAGGTTTTCTTGGTATAAGCGTCACGGGCTGGGATTATGTCGGGATATGGGCTGGTGTCGTCTTCGGGAAGGTAGCCGCCGAAGTCACAAGGCTGGAATATGTAATCGGGCTTGCGCCATTCGCTGCTGATAACTGAGATGGGGTTCTCTATGGCATAGGGCACACCGTAGGCTTCGCCGATATCACGGGCCATATACACAAGGGCCATAGCTTCGGCCCTATAGTTAGGGTTGGCGGCGGCCTTGGCTTGGAAGTGTCGCGCCCCTGATATAGCTAGATGGGTACACGCAGGGAATGAAAAAAGCATCTGCACATCGTAGGCTTCCATGATCCGCGCTATGGGTTCGGCCCATGTGGACGCATCGCCGCCGATTGTGTACTTGCGGCCTTGCCCGTTCAACCCGTCTGGGTGTTGCATATCAAATTGGAATGTGTGGTATTTAGCATCGGCCCACGGGCGCACAGCGGCACCCGTTAGATCAAACAATGAGATGATAGCTTTGGGTTTATTCATTAGTTCGCCTCTGCGCTTAGAATCTTGCGGCCACGGTCCGCGGTTCGCGTGATGTAGTGGTGATAGCAACTATTGATGGCGCGTAGCTTGTGATATGTGATGTGGACCGCGGCCATGCTTTGGCATGGCACGTCGGGCGTCCACTGCGCCATTTCATCACTGGCAAGAGTAGCTTCGCATGGGATATTTGATTGTGTAAGCCATTGAACGTTTTGCATGGTTTCTTTCCTTTATGCCTTGTAGGCGAATTCTATGTTTTCGGCTTTGAGAGTCTTGATTGCTTGGCTAGCTTTCGAGCCTTTAGCTTGTTGTCCGTGAATCAGTAAAGCGAAGCTATCGCCACCATTCAAGGCGTGTGATTCGTCATGGTCTATTTCAAGCCCGAGGGCGTCGGCTTCGCTTGGATGCATAACGACTGTGGCGGATTTTAGGCTGTATTCCTCGATTAGGTAATCAAGACGCCCGCCTTTACTGGCGTTCAAGTTGAGATTGCTAGGAATTTCACCTAGACGATTTACCCAATAGATGAGCGATTTTGTGTAGGCATAAAATCGGATATTGGGATTCATCCTAGCAATGGCTAGCACGCTATCGAACATGCGTTGATTGAAAAAGTCGCCGTCAATCCCAAAGCGAATTATGTCGGTGTTCTTTGGGATGGCGGCTTGGAATAGGTCCACCATATCCTCGACAGTTTGACAGGCTCTAAGGGCATCAAAGTTGAGCCAAGCCGCGTTACGAGTGTTAGCAAATACAGCCTCGAGGCTAGCTTGAAAGCATCGGAATTGCATCTGTGGTCCATCTGTGATTTTGCCCGTGATTCTGTCGGCTTTTGACATACAATCTTGAGCGAACGGGCATGACCAACCCGCTGGTAAACTGAAACCATATATATTCGGCTTGCGCCCGTATTCTTTGGCTAGCAATTCGCGCAATCTTTTAAGCTTGGCATTCGCGGGCTGAAATTTTACGGCTGTCATTACTTCGCCTCTTTCAAGATATTGGCAAGATGTAGTTCGCGGATCAATTCACGCGCCCATTCTTCGGCGGCTTCGGGTTTGGATACTTGCTGATACGCTATAGCTTTGGCTAGGCATTTTGATAGTTTGCTACGGTCAATCTGCATTATTCGTAATCCTCTACAGCTTCAATCTCTAGCAATTCGGCTTCGGTCCAGTCTATGAGTTCGTCTGTATACATTGGTGGGCCTCCCTTGCTCGTGTTTGTTTGTGACTTGGTCATAGTAGCAAGGGATAAAGAGAATGTCAAGCGTTTTCCAAAATTGCCCAAAATTGCTAGTGTTTCGTGCCCAGGGCACGAGTATCCGGGCCCGAATTAGTCGTGATATAATGCCAGTGAAGCCGCTAATATGGCGGCTTACGACGTGAACCCGTGGAAGTAATACGGGTTGATCCAAGCAATGGAACAATACAGGCTTGGATTGCGTGATGTGTAGTAGGACGCTATAGGCAGCTAATAGTTGCTGAACGGGTTGGCGGACTGCCTGATATAGGCAGTGGCGTAGCACATCGGCTATCAATCAACCAGTTGATAGTTAAGCGCGAAAACGTGAATAACAAAAACGACATGGGAAGTTTTGTAACTATGGGCCTAACTACGAAGCAAGAACTATTCTCTAAGCTTGTTGCTTTGGATGGTTTGAATCCGTCCGAAGCTTATAGACAAGCTTACGATACCAACCCGAAGCTTCAATCCTCAATCCATGAACAATCCTCGAAGCTAATGAGTAACGACAAGGTTGCAACTAGGATTAAAGAGTTATCAGAGGCTGTAACGAGTAAATTAGTCTGGAACAAGGCTGAAATAATGAATCAGCTAGCCATAAACGTAGAAGCTAGTCGTGAAGCTAATCAATTCGCAGCTAGTAACAGAAGCCTCGAGTTATTGGGAAAAGCAGTTGGCAATGTATTCGAGGCTGATACAGTGGCTGTATCTGGTACTGTGAGCGTGATCCATAGCCTTTCCGACGCTCAATTGGATCAACTGGTAGCACTAGCATCTGAGCCCGTGGCTGTGGATGCTACAGGCTCAATTGAAGCTAGCTACAAGCTACTAGATCCCGAAGCTAGCTAGGCTCAGAAACAATGTACCAGCGCGCCCCGGAACCTTAAATCGGGCGCGGGGGTACCCTGAAACCGCACGGGGGCGGGGTACTGGTACGGTTATGGGTCACACAGCGGCTCCTGTGAGTATCTGAAAAGCGCCTCCTGCCACAGTCTCAAAAGCCGCTCCTGCTCCTGCTTCTGGCTTATCCGTTTCTGTTTCTTCAAAGGCTGTTCCAAAAATACGCATATGATTATTTTTAAAAGGCGGTTTTGACGGAGTAACGAAGTATGGTTGATATTGATCTGGCTGCCTTGGGTTTGAGTGAAGAAGAGAAGGCACAGGTAGCTGTATTAGCCAGTTACGAGAGGGCTAGGCGGTCTTATGAGCGGTTCGTCCCTTATGTGAAGATCTCGGAGAGTGGTGAGGGGATGGTCCCGCTGCTCGAATGGGACCATATCAAGACATTGAACCGGGTATTGACCGAGAGTAAAAGGATCGTATTGGCGAAGAGCCGGCAGATCGGTATCACGACTGATTTGTCGGCTTTTGGTCTGTGGCACGCGATGTTCACGCCCCAGGCTTTGGTGCTTTATTTCAGTAAGGGGGAGCGGGACGCGTGGGAGTTCTTGGCTAAGAGCAGGAACACCTACAAGAACCTCCCGGTGGGGTTACAGGAACCGCTCGGTGAGGGTACGGAGTTCCCGAATAACAGGGAGCAGATGAGTTTTGCTAACGGTGGGAGGATACTCACGCTTCCAAGTACCGAGTCTGCGGGTCGTGGGTTGAACCCGACGCTCGTTGTCATGGACGAGGCTGACTTCCATGAGTACCTGGACGCGGCTTATAACGCGGTGAAGCCGGGTCTTGACGACAATGACGGGTATCTGGTGCTGACCAGTACCGTTAATCCACAGAAAGCACGGAGTCTTTTTCAAGATCTTTACAAATTAGCGCCTGTGAATGGTTTCACAAAGCTTTATTTCGGGTGGAGGGCGAGGCCGGACCGGGACGACGCGTGGTATCAGAAGACAAAAGCGGAGTATGTGGACCAGGCGCTCTTCCAGAAGGAGCATTCCGAGACCGAAGCCGAGGCTTTCGCGCCGGCGGCGGGTATCGCGGCCTTCAACCTGACCAGACTGACCGCTTTACAGGGGCAGGTGAAGCCACCCGTCATGCAAATACCGGTTGGTGTGACTACGGCCAACATCTATCAGGACTTCATCGCACTTCCCAACCAGCGGTATATGGCCGGGACCGACCCTTCGCACGGTGTCGGCGGTAACGGTGACGACGGTGTGACCGTCATCATGCATATGAACACGGGAGCGGTGGTTGCGGACATAAAGACGAACACCGTACCGCCCGACCAGCTTGCGATAGCAAGCATGGAACTGCTGGAACGCTACAGAAACCCCATCTGGGCGATCGAAGACAACGAATGGGGGATATTAGCCATCAGGACGGCCCAGGCCATGAGATACCGGCACCTCTATCATAGGGACGACGGCAACAAGGTGGGTTGGCACACCGACGAGAGGTCCCGAAACGTCCTCTGGGGTGACTTGAGGGAGGCCATCGAGACCGGACAGATCACCATCTTCAATGAGGACGGCCTCGCACAGTTCTTCGAGGTGATATACCGGGAGAGGAGGGAGGGACGGGTGCGGATCGAGGCCCGTTCCGGCGGTCACGACGACTACCCCACGGCGGTTGGTATCGCGTGGCAGATGCGGATGCACGCGAGGTTAGCCTCGAGGACACTGCCAACGGCGACGGTAGGTGACAATGGCACCTGGGGTAGTATAATGCAGACTACATCTGGTAGGCGGTGGTGATATGCCCCAGGATATGAGACCGACGGCGGACTCTGTCGCGATAGCGAGGAAGCAGCTACAGGACTTGTGGTCTAACTGCCACGGTAAGTGGGAACAGGTGGACAGTTACTACAACCGGACGTTCCAGATCTGGCCTGACGGGCTAGATCGGCCCGGTTGGTACCGGCCCATGAGGGCAAGGAGCATCATCGACCACGCCGTGGACCGGCAACTGGCCCACGAACCGACCATCCACAGAGAGC